CAAACCGCCACTTACCATCAACCCCTTTACCCCATCCTGTTTCTTTCCACACCTGAGCAGGGTCAACACCTTGAGCAATCATTTGTTGAGCCTTAGCTAAAGCCTCTTTGTCAGCCGTTAGTGCGTTAATGCCTGCAAATACTCCACGCTGCCCCCTAAATCCCGCGTTTAGTGTTCTTGGTGCATTAGCATTGGCAACCATACGCGCTTGCATTGCGCCTAAACTATTACTGACTTGTCGCCCTGCTTGTAGTGCAGGTTTCGCACCCATCGCGACACCAATAGCCGCAGGTACAGTACGCAACATTGCACCAGCCACAGGACTATAACCGCCAGCAATATCAACGCCTCTTTGCCATGTGTCGATGACAGGCATTGCAGGTTGAGCAATTGCGCCAAGAGTACGCGCCGCGCCTTGTTGATACATTTGCCCCGCTTGAGTTCGTGGTGCATACGTCATGCCATCACGAATAGCTTGTGCGCCGTTGGCAGGGTCATACATTGCAGCAAAACCAGCGACAGGTTCAGCAATCGCGGCACTACCTAAACTAGCGACATTCTCGCCTAAACCGTAAGCGTTACGGCCTAAGTCTCTAAAAAACTCGTTTAGATTGCCCATGATTACCCCATCCAGCCATGTTGAACGTAAGCCTTTTTTGGCGCGACATATTTAGCGCGTTTAGCGTTGATATGCTCTAAGCCTCGACCAATTAACGAACAAACGTCAACCGCATCGTCATGTTTCCCCGCAGGAAACCTTATCAATTGGCTCATAACGTGGTCTTTCCAGATAGCGTTTTTCGGAATAAATATCTTGCCCATGCTTGCCATGCCCTGAAAGCCTCTCGCCCTGCTTTCTTTACCTGCAACAGAAGCCAACCACTCGATGCGACAAATAGCATTGCGTTCATTCATTCGACGCGCTAAGAATGGCTCAATTGACCGCCTAATGACACCTGATTCACCAAACCAGCAGTCGGGCTTATGCTTGATGATTAAATCACATTTAGCGTCAATCCACACGTCAGATGTTGACTTGCCAAACCACCAATCAGCTAAATACAAGTTTCCAACTCTATCAATGCCAAATATGCCATGCTCTGTGTAATCGCCATCGCCATCCGTCACCGCGTAATCACTTGCGCCGTAAAACTCTAAATCAGGTGGCAATGTATCATACTCTAAAAACCATTCAGTCTTAAAGTATTCGCCTTCGTCAGGTATTGGGTCTTGTTGATAGAGACTGTTCCAATCTCGTGAAGGTAATACACCTTTAATCTGTTCAAGTCGTGCAATAGGGTAATCACTAGGCCATAGCGCGTTACCATCATCATCAATAGCAGACAAAGAAAGCACCTCCCATTTATCGCCACCGTTTAACTGTGCTTCAAGTAATCGCCCTGTCAAATCATCATCATGCCATCGCGTATTAATAACGATTATCGCGCCCTTTTGCATGAGTCGCGTATAAGCCGTTGACGTGTACCAATCCCACACCCGTTGACGTTGTAACTCGCTGTCAGCCTCTTGTCTGTCTTTGAATGGGTCGTCAATTAGCAGTATGTTTGCACCACGACCCGTTACCGCAGTACCGACACCAGCCGCGACATACATACCTTTTTTAGATGTATGCCAACGATTCGCCGCTTTAGAGTCTTGAGCTAATTCAACATCAAATACGTTTTTATAGTCTTGAGAGTTAACAATGTTACGCACCTCTCGCCCAAAGTCGTTGGCTAAGTCAGCGTTATAAGATGCGGCAATAATTTGTTCAGATGGATTGCGGCCTAAGTACCAAGCTGGAAACCGCCTACTAGCTAACTCAGATTTACCATGTCGCGGAGGCATACAAATAATGAGACGTGTTATTTCGCCACGTTCGACTTGCTCTAGTTTGTGCGCGATTGTTTTGTGATGTTCAGCAGGGCGATACAAATCGTTAGTGTATTGAGTAAAATCAATTAGAGATTCGACGGCTTTTCGACGTGCTAAAAGCTCACGCGCTGCCGCTTGAGGCGATAGCTGCAAGCTGTTCATTCGTTAGCTCTTTTGCGTTTGTAAGTTTAATATCAGTCTTATCAACAACCAAGCCCAATAGTTTAGCCGTTCCCATTGTTGCGCTAATAGCCGCGCTGCATTGTGGATTCTCTAAAGCTAATGCAACTTGACGCGCTTCTTCTAGTTGTTTTACTAAGTCATCTATTGTTAATTCGTGGCGTTTTGTGTGGCCTGATTTTAGTTCTTTTATTCTTGTTGAAATCTTGTTGTCGTCAATCATCATTTTAGCATTGCGATTTATTGTCGCTTCTTTCATATTCTCAGCATTATAAGCCTGACGATAAGCCTCACTAGCATTGCCAGTTTCTACATAAACCATGCAGAATCTTTCTTGCTTAATTGTAAGACTCATTTCATCCCCTCAACAATCCACCACAACAAATAAACAATCCAACATCCAAAGCCGATTATTACACAAATACCCGAAATAAAGCATAGTTGTAAAAATAAGCGCAGTTGTTTCATTTCTTGCGCCACTCATTAAATGACTGTTTCAAGTTCGGCAACGCTATAATAATTTGTATGACTGTATATAGTATTGTTGCCATGACCAGCCAATCTTGCACTTGTATTCCTGCGAATGTCATTCCTGTGACGATAATCGGTGGCGATGTTTTAATAGCAGCCATACTCAACCCATGTTCTAAATGTTGTTGTGATGACTCAAAATTACTCACCTGCCTTGCCCTCGCGCAAAATGTACGCTATACCGCCACAAACGCCGATTAACGCGCCGACAGGCGTGGCATAGACCAATGGCAAGGCTGGTGCAATAGCAGAGAGAATAAGTCCAATTCCAGCCCACGTTGACGGCTCTTTAAGTCTGCGTGTTTTCATCTTCTAACACTCCGATAATTTCACTCAATATAGCACATAAAAATATTTCATCAAATAATGAATATTGTCCCAATATGACAAGGACAACATCGTATATACGATATATAATGAACTCATCAAGACGAGACACGGTGTCAAGTCTAAACCAAAGCGAGAAAATAAAATGAACACATTAACTATCAACAACATCACATTCACTAATTTTGAATGTGATGTTATTCCCGAAGTAGTCCGAAATAGCAACAAATTCGTAGCAACAATTGAACGCGATGGGGTTTGTTATTTCCACCCATCAAATGTTGAAATTATTCCATTTGCTGCATTCCACGGCGAGTTAGTACGCAGCACCAATATGAAAATGTACCACGCTGCAAACGCGGTTGTTGTATGACTGCTAAGCCAAAATACGAAAAAAAACGGGTGTTAAAGCCCGTTTCATTCAACAAAGAGAACGCTCAAGACATCGAGCGTCTGCGTAAACTTCAACAAATCCCTGATTTTAGTAATTGGGTAAAAGCTAGGATTGATGAACTATGAAAACTTACGTTTTAGAAAATTTGATGAATAGACCGCTCATCACAAACAGGCCTGTTATTGCAATAACGCCTCGTTGTTTAAAAGTTGATGGTTTTTTAATAAGCCATGACAAAAAAAACGCTATTATTCAAAGAGCGGACGGAAAGCGTAATTTTTCTTGTGCAATAGAAGATGTACAATCAAGATAAAAAAAGCCCCGAAGGGAATCGGGGCAAAGGTACGCTTCCATGCGCTGCGAGGTGTTATCTAATTTCTAAAGTAACTGGCGTTGTTGATGTTTCTATTAAGCTGATAATTGATTTTAATACAGGCTCACACCCTGCTATCCCTGTTTCTGTTTTTCTTGCAGCTACTAATATGCAGCCTTCTGTATTTTTCTCTGTATTGCCTCCGTGAATCCTCACGCCTTCAAAATTAGGCACATCTAACAATAATGGTAATCTACGTTTGAAACGATTCGACATTGTAATAACAACTTTATACATACCCCATGGTATTGCCGTTTCTGCTTTAATTTTAACATCTCTTTGTACGTCTTCTAATGTGTGACAGATAAACAGTTTTGCGCCATTTTCTTTTATTTTTGGATTAAGCAAATAAAGGCGACCGCGCGTGAATTTTTCTGTTGATGGTTCGCGTTCTAGTAATAGTTTCATATCACAACCCCGTTGTATAATCGACCTTTTCCGCTTTTCTGTTAATGATTCTCACATTGCAATGCGCCCACGCTTTCACAGTGTCGCGCTCAATCATACCCGCATCGTCTAAAACAATGACAGCATTTTTTAGCAGTAACTCGCATGAACGGTCATGATTGATAGCAATGAAACGATTGCCCATGTGCCGCCCATACGTTTCTAAGTTATGTATTGCTTCGCTCGGAGTCATCGCGGCCACCTATCGTGAAAAACTACTAATCCAATCAATAATAAACCAAACAAACATAAAAATAATAACTCAAACAAAGTAAAATCATTCTTGAATTTTAAAAGGTGTGATTGATATATTTTACTATTATATATCAATCACTTGTGTTTTTGTTGTCGTGTTATACACCTGCATAGGTGTCTAATTCTGAGTTAGATATGGCACATCATGCAGGGCGCATCAAATAAATCATCTTCGTTTTCTTTGCCTTTGCCAGTCACCATTGCGTCTAAATTCCGTAGCTTCCACTTTGTACTCTTAAAAACAGCATCGTTAACTTCATGCGCCAACTGCACAACCTTTATTCTTTGGCTTTTGCCAAAATCATCAAAAGCAAATGCTTTGGCCTTCCAATAATCCCCCCCTGCTAAACACGGGAAGCAGCCAACACGGTCAAATCCCATCTTATAAAGCGGAGATTGTTCACCGTCCAAAA